CACCCCATGGCCATTCTGACCGCCAGCGGTCGCGCCGCGCTTGCCGCCGCGATCAAACAACAAACCCTGCACCTCGCCCTGGGCGAGGGCGACCCGATGTGGGACACCACCCGGTCGATCAGCACCTCCTTTGATGAGGCAGGCGTGATCAATCTGGGGTTCCCGCACCTGGCCGACATCCGCGTCACGTCACTGGACGGCCACACCGAGTACGCGCTCGACGCCGACTACAGCGCCAACGCGCGCGAGGGCGTGCTGCGGCGGCTGCCCGCCAGCACCATCCCCGAGCGCGGCGCGGTGACGATTGACTTCAAGGTCTCGCACCCGCCCGAGCCCATAGGCCAGACGGCGCTGCTGCGCGAAGTGGGCCGCCGCCTGGTCAACGAGACGCACTTCGTCGCCGCCGACCCGCAAGGCGAGATCGTGGTGCCCACCGGGCGCTACCGGCTATCGACCGAGCCCACCAACCACCTGTTCATCCGCGTGCGCTTTGACTTCGATGACGCCGCCACCAGCGTGCTGCGCGAGCAGGGCCTGTTTGTCGGCACCCAGACCGATCCCGCATTGCCCATCGGGCAGCGGTTTTTCAATCCGGCCCAGATCACCCAACCCGGAATCCTGCTTGTGCTGCAGAACTCGGTGCCCATCGTGCGCCAACCTTCTACGCGCGAGACCTTTGAGTTCGTCGTCACTTTCTAAACCGCGAGGCACCCCATGATCGAGCGCCACTACAACCTGTTTGACCCGGCCAAGCACTACACCCAACTGCTGTTTCGCGCTGGCGACGGCCTGCAATCGCGCGAGCTCAACGAAATCCAGAGCACCCTGATGCACCGCATGCAAGGCGTGGCCAATGCCCTGCTCAAAGACGGCGACATCGTCAGCGGCGGCAACCTGCAAATCGATGCCGACACGGGCCTGGTTAGCCTGGAGTTTGCCCGCGTCTATCTGCGCGGCGCGGTGCGCGAGGTGCCCGCCACTGCCTTCACGGTGCCAGTCGATGGCCGCGTGGCCGTGGGCGTGCGCTTCAACACCCGCACCGTCACCGAGCTGGACGACCCCAACCTGCGCGAGCCCGCCGTGGGCGTGCGCAACTACCAAGAGCCCGGCGCTGGCCGACTGCAAGAAACCCTGGCCTGGGGCTGGGAAGGAGCGGGCACCAGCGACGGCCAGAGCGGCGACTTTCACGTCGTCTATGCGCTCGACAACGGCATCCTGGAGAACCGCCGCCAGCCACCGGTGCTCGATGGCGTGATCGCCAGCCTGGCGCGCTACGACTACGACGCCAACGGCAACTACGTCACCGAAGGGCTGGACGTGCGGTTCCTGGGCACCGACGCCGACGCCCAAGAGCACATCTTCTCGGTGGCCGAGGGGCGCGCCAACATCAGCGGCTTCAAGGTCGAGCGCAGCCAGTCGCAGCGCTTGCGCCTGCCCATAGACCCCGATTTGCAGCGCGTGTCGGGCGAGCCGCAGGTGTTTCACGCTGCGGCCGATGGCTCGATGACGGTCACGCTCAACCGCCCGCCGCTGGCGCAGGTGCTCGACATCAAGGTCACGCAGCAAAAGACCGAGACCGTGGTGCATGGGGCCTTTACCGGTGCGCGCGACGTGCTCCAAGAACCCACGGTGGTGGCCGTGCTCAGCATCCGGCAAGGTGCGAGCACTTACACCCAGGGCAGCGATTTTCGGGTGGTGGGCGACGAGGTGGACTGGAGCCCGGGCGGCGCCGAACCGGCACCGGGTTCGAGCTACCAAGTCACCTACCAGTTCATCGCCAGCATCACGCCCACGGAGCTCACCGACACCGGCTTTAAGGTGACGGGCATCGTGCAGGGCTCGACGATGTATATCGACTACCTCTGGAAGCTGCCGCGCGTGGATGTGCTGGCGCTCACCGCCGACGGTAAGATCGAGCGCACCAAGGGCATCAGCCAGGTGCGCAACCCGATCGCATCGAGTGTGCCGACCTCGCGCCTGGCGCTGGCCGAGATCGCCTACGACTGGCTCAGCAACGCCAGCCCGCAGGTGCGCGGCGTGGCGGTGCGCACCATCCGGGTGTCGGAGTTGAGCGCGATGCAGCGCCAGATTGCCTCCCTCTACGACCTGATGGCGCTCGAGCGCCTGCGAGTCGATGCCAGCATCCGCGAGCCAGCGGCCAAGCACGGCCTGTTTGTGGACAACTTTTTGGACGACGATCTGCGCGATCAAGGCGCAGCCCAGAGCGCCGCGATTGTGGGCGGGGTGCTCACGCTGCCCATCAGCGCCACAGCCCGGCACGCCAGCGAGAACGGCAACGCGCTCATCACACTCGACTACACGCTCACCCCGGTGATCGAGCAACTGATGCGCACCGGCTCGATGCGCATCAACCCCTACCAAGCCTTCGATCCGGTGCCAGCCCGCGTCATCTTGAACCCGGCCGTGGATCAGTTCACGCTGACCAATACCACCTGGGCCTCGGATGTGACCGAGCGCCTGTTCGAGGGCCAGCAGAACTGGGGGATCGAGCAGATCGTCGAGGTGCGCCGCCGCGAGCAGGTGGTGGCTTCACACAGCGAGCAAGCCCGGTTTCTGCGCCCGCTGCAAGTGGCCTACCGGGTAGAGGGCTTTGGCCCCAGGGAGGCGCTGGCGCAACTGCGCTTCGATGGCATGGGGATTGCGCAGCCTGCTGGCACAGCAGCCGATGCAGCCGGCCTGCTCACGGGCAGCTTCCAGATCCCGCAGGCCGTGCCCTCTGGGGCCAAGCTGGTCGAGTTCCTTGGGGCGGGCGGCAGTTATGGCTCGGCCACGTTTGTGGGGCGCGGCCAGATCGTCAACGAGACCCGCCGCCGCATCCTGAGCACTGTGGTGCGCCGCTGGGACCCGCTGGCGCAGACCTTCACGCTGCCCGAGCGGCGCGTCATCGGCGGGCTGGACTTGTGGTTCACCACCCGAGGCGGGCCAGCACCGGTGATCGTGCAAATCCGCGAGACCCAAGTCGGGATGCCCACCACCACGGTGCTGACCGAAGGGCGGCTGGCCTCGGCCGACATCCGCACCGACGGCAACGCGACCCGCATCACGCTCGACCCGGTGGCGCTGGAAGCCGACCGCGAGTACGCGATTGTGGTGCTGACCGACGACGCCAACCACGCGGTGGCGATAGCCGAGCTGGGCCGCTTTGACCCGCGCACCGGCTGGGTGACGGCGCAGCCCTACCAGATCGGCGTGCTGCTGTCGTCCTCCAACGGCATCACCTGGACGCCGCACCAGGCCAGCGACATGACCTTTAGGCTGCTGGGCTGCCGCTTCACGCAGCAGGCCAAGACGGTGAGCCTGGGCCGCTACACGGTGACGGAGCTGACCGACATGCTGGTGCTCGCAGGCGTGGAGCGCCCAGCCGCAGGCACCGACGTGCGCTTTGTGGCCACCGATGCCCAAGGGCGCGCCCACACCCTGTCGGAAGACCAGGGCCTGACACTGGCCGAGCGGCTCTCGGGCAGCCTGACGGTGACGGCCCAACTCGCTGGCACCGAGCAGTCCAGCCCCATGCTCTACCCCGGCGCGCAGTTGGTGTTTGGCACGCTGGCCACAGAGGGCGTCTATCTGACGCGCGCCATCCCGGCCGCAGCCACCTTCACGGTAGCAGTGACCTTTGATGAGCTCACGCCGGGCACCTCCAGCGTGTCGGTGCAGGCCGAGACGGGCGCGCCAGGCAGTATGCGCGCGCTCACGCTCAGCGGCGGCGCGCAGGTGGGCGAAGGCTGGGTCGAGCGCACCTACCGCGCCAGCGGGCTGGTCGGGGTCGGCGCAGGCCGCACGACGCGCGTGCGGCTGGAGCTGGCTGGATCGGCGCAGCACCGGCCCTTTGTGCGCAACTTGCGCGTGGTCGTCACATGAGCGGCGGCAGCGACATGAGCGCCGAGCGCACGCCGCGCGGCTATCCGCTGCCGCACCCCGAGCACCTGCTGTCGGATGACGTGCTGGCCCTGCGCGAAGCCCTGACCTGCATCGATGCGGATATGACCGCGCAGCAGCAAGACACGCAGCAGGAGCAAGACCAACTCGGCGTGCGGCTGCACCGCCTGCACTTGCGCGTGTTTCACCTGTTCAATTTTTGAAGGAGTTACCCATGGCCAGAGACCCCTTGTTGCGCGATGCGGTGCGCGCGATCAAAGCAAAAATCGAAACCGCAGCCGAGATCGCCACACCCGAGGAGCTCGCCTACCTGGGCACCGCCATCGACCGCATCGGCGGGCGCGCCACGGTGCTCGAAGTCGAGGAGATCGGCGACATCAAGAAAGACGAGATCACGGCTCACGCCGCCACCTTGGAGGCGGCCACGCTCAACACCCTGGCCGCTGCGGCCGCTGCGACCACAGCACACGCCCAAGCCACCCAGGCATCGACCGAGGCCGCGATCAATCAGACCCAAACGGCGGCGCTGGCGGTGCTGGCGCAGACCCAGACCAGTACGGTAGCCACGGTCAACACCGCCGCCCAAACCGCCATCCAGCAGGCCACGGCCAGCCGCGACCAGACCGTGACCGCCACACAAACCGCCGCCCAGCAGGCAACGGTTACGGCACAGGCCGCCGCCAGCCAGGCAGTAGATGCGGCACAGGCCGCCGCCAGCCAAGCAATAGCTGCGGCGCAGGCCGCAGCCAACAGCGTCACCCAGCAACTGGTGCTGGGCCGCAGAACCTTTTTCTTTGGCCAACTTTAAGGAGTTCACCCGATGTCCATTCTGGGAACGGCGCTGCCAGCCGCCAACACGCTGGCAACCCTGTACGAAGTGCCCACCGGCCGCCGCACGGTGCTCAATGTGGCCGCCTGCAACCGGGGCGCAACTGCGGCCACGGTGCGCCTGGCGCTGAGCGCATCGGGCACGCCGGGCAACAGCGAATTCATCGAGTTCGATGTCGGCCTGGCCCCGAGCGAGGTGCTCGAGCGCACCGCGCTCTCATTGGCCGCTGG